CAGGGTGAGAACCATTTTGTAGCCATGATGGTGGGGTTCTTAATGCCATTTATTCTCCTAAATGTAAGCATTCCGCCAACTGACTACACATGAAGTATTTCCATCTGTACCAGTTGCGAGGAAAGTATAGTATGAAGTTCCGGGTGGAGCAGCAAACCAAGTTGATGAGTTGTTTAATAATGCTCGCCTATTAACACCATTAAGCGTTACGGTTCTATAATCGGTGTTAAATTCAAGCACATCATTAGTTCCTATTGCACCATCTATAAGCAGGAAAGCACCATTAGTAACATTGGTTACTTTAGGGTTTATAGCAGGTCCGTTAATTGTTATGGTCGGATAAGTAGTAGTCCAGCCATCATTGGTTATCAAGTTAGCAGAGGTTGAACCTGAACCGTATGACATACCTGTATTGTTAGGGTTTGATGGGTTTGTAGCAGGACTTGTATATACACGATTGTATGTACGACCAGCAACAGTTATCGCATTAGTTAAATCTGTAGTTTTTAATTGATCATCATAATAGCGTGGGTCTGGGCAAAAGAATTCATACATAACTGAAGCCCGACCTGAAGAATAATCTGTATTGATTTGAATTGCTCTACGACGAACACGAGCATTGATTCTTTGTAGGTCATCTCCCGGCAACTGAAATTGCAATAAGCCAGTTCCTTGTTGTTGAGGCACTAACGCTGCTTGAAGCAAGTTAAGATTTTCTTGCATACTGTTATTTGAATCGCCAAACACCATGATAGTAAATGTAAGTGTGCGACCTGATAGAAAATCTCTACCTGTCCACATACCATCTTGATAACCACGATTATCGTCTTGGCTACGAATAACAGGTAAATCTTCTAATCCGTCAAGAGTCATAATTTGGTATGGTGAATTACCGCCACCAAACTCAAAATCATTGAAAGCAAATCTGTAATTAAGCAAACTTACTACTGGCATTATTTAGCCCTCATTCCTGACAATACATTATATTGTACATCTGATGAAGTTCTAATTGCCCAACCCACATCAGTAGCAATCATCTGCGATGAGGCGTTAGTGTTTGCGTTGATATTTATTGTAGTTTGCCCTGATGCTTTTGCCGTTTCTAATTCTCTGCGGAAATAATCAACTGCTTGTGCAGTGTATCTACCACTTGAAGCAGCACCAGCGGCACTCATGCCTTGCGCTAATAAATCTTTGCGAGTCTGTTCGCCTACGGAAATGGCGTTTGCTCCTGATGCAATTTGACTCAATAATGCAGGATTAACAGTACTTAATTTATACTCTAATGTATCGCCTCTTACAGCACCGCCAGTAGGAGTTGGCGTAGCGGTTCCCGGAGCATTTAGATTAGCCAATGATTCTAATGCTGATTTGAGTTGTCCTATCTTTGTAATCAACTCTGCGATTTGACTATCTATTGTTTTGATCTGTTCAGCAGTCTTAGCCTGAATAGCAGTAAGAGCATCTGAGTACTCCTTGAAAGCCTCTGATAGTGCAGAAGTTAATTCAGTTTGAACATCTGCTAGTTGAGCAGTTAATTCTTCTGTCGCTAGTGTCATGCCAGCGTTTAATTTATACGCAACTGAATCTACGCCATGAAGCGTTATCTTCTCTAATGCAAGCCAATATGATTGTAATTGTTTGACCGACTCAGGGCTACCAGCAAGAATAGTGTCCGCTAATGCGCCACCAACTTCAGGACCTTGTGAAACAACTTCTTCAATGAAAGTTTGAGTAAATCCTAATGCTTGTAATTTACCTGCTTTATCAGCGAGTGAAGTTGCTTTGGCTGCTTGTTCGGCGAGTTTATTTGTTATTGCTTCTAATGATCCGCCTTGTAGGTATTTACCTTCAAATGTTAATCCTGAGAATATATCGCCGATACTACGGTAAGTGGCACCTTTGAATATATTGCGTAATTGATCAACCGATTGTTTAACAATTTCAGCACTACGCTTGGCAGCATCTTTTTGTAATTGCAAGACTTTGGTGTTGTAATCTTTTTGAAGTTGCAATTCTTCTTTATGTGCGTCTTCTAATACCTTCTGACGCTCTGACCTTAATTCAGCAACTTTTTTTTCTGCCTCAATAACAGCATCAATCATTTCCTGTTGTAGTGAAGCAATATCTTTTAACGCTGTACCCATGCTGTCTTGTAGGCTTTTAACTAATGCTTCGGCTCGCTTTAATGCGCTTTCAGTTGAAGCGATAAGTGTTTTGTTGCCTGATTTAACAGCATTAGTATAAGAGTTTTGTGCGCTCTTTAATCCTGACATCGCTGACTGATATTGATTAGAAGCAGTTTGATATGCTTTTACGGCTGTATTAGTTTTAGTAACTAATTTATCAATCGGGTTTAATAAACCCTCAGTTATAGCAGCACTGAAATCTTTGCCCACAACACTTGTCCATGAAGTTTTAAGGTCTGTGAAAGTAGATTTGATTTCAGTATTGAAGTCTTTAATTCTTTGTGTAACTTCAACTAATTTTTCTTCTAGTTTACCAAGACCAGCAGTAGGATATGTAACGCCATCGCCAATTGCGTCTAAGTTTAATTTGAGGTCTTTGACTTCTTCGTTAGTTTTCTTTGCATCTGCAATAGTTTTCACCATAGCACCTAGCAATAATGCGCCAGCAGCAGCACCTGCTAATGGATTGATGGCCATTCTTTGTGCAACCGCAGCAGCAAGACCAGCAACTTTCAGCGTGTTGTATGCGGTTACTAAACCTTTAATTGCTGTTATAGCAAGCGTTACTCCTGCTTGTATTTTAGCGAAAGCCCAAATACCAGCGAATGCCAAACCGAAATTAATAATGATTTGTTTGTTCTTCTCAATGAAAGTAAAAAACTTACTGAGTGCAGGTATGAGTTTTGTGTTAATAAAATTAACAACTTTAATAAGAGCAGGTAATAACGCATAACCTATTTGCTCTTTTAACTCACCCATCTTGGCGTTGAATATAGCCATTTTGCCAGCACCAGTTTCGGCAAACGCTTCTGCCATGCCACCAACACGCTGTTCAATAGCAGCAAGTATTTCTTCGTATGATGCGCCTTGTTTGAGAGATACGCCCATAGCAATACCGAGATCACGCAATCCTCTTGCTTGACCAGTACTTGCTCTTGCTAACAAATCAGATGCTTCAGTCAATGAAATTTGTTTGAATCGTGCTAAATCCGCAGCAGTGGACATCGTTTTCATGGCTGTTTTAACATTGCCAGTCGCAGCAGTAAGTTTTGCTAGTGAAGCATAAGTTTCATCATCAGCAAAACCTAATTCAATTAACGATTCGGCTGTTTGTGAAATGAAAGGTGTGGCAGCAGCAAAACTTTGACCAACATTATCAACCGCTGTTTTAAGTTTTAATAAAGCAACTTCTTCTTTCATCGCTTCTCTAACGCCAACAGTTCCCAATACAGCGAAAGATGAAGCGAGCGCCAATACAGCAATTCTAGTTAATTTAGTCGCTGCTTCCATTCTCGCCATGGACCTAGAAGTTTTATCTGCTTCTTTGTCCATGTTTTGCAGTTCTTTATTGACCTTCTTAAAATCTGCAACTGCTTTATCTGCTTTAGCCTTGATCTCAAATACAACAGGTGGCAAGAAAGTATTCATCTTATGCTCCTAAAGTATTTATCTACGATTTGTTTGTGTACTGCGTTTCTGTACATAGCATAAGCAGGTTCCATATAAGGGAATCTAACTCCTGCTTTCCAATTACCGCCACCCAATTCTACTCTGCGACCATAAATAATTGTAGGTCCTACTATTGCAGAATAAGAAGCGAAACCTGACCTGAATTTTTCACCCATGATAGAACGACGCAAATCGCCTGTTCTGTTCATTGGTGGTAATCCTGGAGTTGCTTTTGTGTAACGACCATTCAATTTAGGTCGCTTACCTTGAATTTGCTCTTTCGCTAATTGAATAAGAGCCAACATCATTTCATCTCGGGCTACACGAGTAGCGACATCAATTTTAGCAGTTTTTTTATCCCAAGCCTTTCTTACGAGTCTTAGGTTGTTTGCTATCAATTTGCTTCACTTTCACTTCGTCAACTAGGGTACTGATAGATAATAGCCAATCAACTAAATATGCTGGTTGTTCATCTACTTCGTTCGGCGTCCAACCAAATTTATCAGCAGCGGTATAGTAAAACCATTCCTCATCAGGGTAACTGAATGATTCATGTCTTTCGCCACCTTCAAGTAGCCATTTTAATCGTTGGCGTTGCCGAAAGGGGATTCAGAATCCGCTTCCGTTTCATAGTTAGTTCTTCTAACACATTGATTTTGACTGATGGTAGCATCAAATCATAAGACCATTCTTCTACAAGAACAGCAATCAAACCATCAACGATACTGAGTGCTTGCATCAAGCCTTCTTCGGCACTCGCAGCACGCAATACTTTCTTGCGGCCTTTAACTCTTAGCGTTGAAGCATCTTTGAAAATTGCCCAAGCACCTGATGGTAGTTCTACCTTCTTTTTTTCTGCCATGATATTCCTTCCGTAGTTGCCTTCCGTTATTATAGAGGTAAGTGAGGCAGAATGTGGGAAGGCGGCACATTCACTTTAATTCCTCACTTACCGACTTGCGCTAGATGCTACTGATATGTGCCAGAAGCAACAGCATTCTGTAGTGTCCATTTAATTGGGGCATAACCACCGCTTGCGCCAGCATCAGTAGTGTTAGCAATTGCTGAGAAATCAACAGCGATTGAAACATGGTCTGCTGAGCGATCAATAGCAGCAGCAGTGTAAGCACCTTTAGTGATTGTGAAAGCAATAGAGGTTGCTGATGCTCCTGCGCCTTGTGCGAAGGTAAGTGTTAATGCAGGTTGAGTATTAGATAAGAAACGAGTTAATTCAGCATCGTTTTCCATAACGAATGTGAAATTACCTGTTGCGTCTAATGCTCCTACGAAGATTTCGTATGGACCTTGTGTGGTGTCGATACCGAAGATTGCCTCTGATGAACGAGTCATTGTTAGCGAACCATCGGTTGTATAACCAACTGTTGAGCCACCGATAGAAACTGAACCACGCCATACAGGAGTAGGAACTACTGTGCTGAATGATGGTGCAGTTACTGCGGTTGTAGTTGATGGGAAACCCATAAGTTTTGCTGTGTATTCAAGCATTCCTTCTGAGTTGAAGTTGAAAGTAAAATCTGTGACTTTGCAGCCAGGGTAGAAACGATTCTCAGCAACATACATATCTTCAATAGTGAAAGATGTAGGTTGTGCATCTGCTCCAATGCCTGTTGCGTTCTTTAATGAAACTACATGTGTATATGGTGCAGAAACTCCTGTGGTTGCAACTGATCCCATAATTCCACCTAGCCAGTAGCCAACTGTGTCAGCAAATACTGGACCACCAAGATCAATCTCTGTGTAGCGACGACCTTGAATGTAATTGTAATTTTGCGCCATAGAACCACGAAGTCCTGTGTCGTATAATGGTGCAATAATATCAACTGGCTTTAATGAATCTTTCGCCAATGGAATAAAATCTGTTGCATTTACTGGTGTTCCCGGAGTTACTTCTTTGGCTATGCCAACGTAACTGCGTACCGATGGTTGTGCTGATGCCATTTATTCACGCTCCTGCTGTAATGTCAGACGAGGCTGACTGTTTGTTTTCTGTTTTATTTGTTTCTTTTACTGCTTCTTTTGGTGCTGTTGGTACCGCAGGTGCGGACTTAGCATTTGAATCAAGAGATAATCCTCTAGCCCTTAGACCTTCGGGACCATCAAACGATTCACCCTTTTTCACGGTGATACCTAAAGACGGAAAGGTTCTGTCTTCATCACCATTGTATATATAACGAGCCATGGATTCTCCTATGATTCAATCATTTCTGTTACGGTAAAACGGATAGCAGCCCAAGTTTCAGTTGCTCCGCCTTCGTTAGAAAGTGGTTCTCCGTATTGGACATCTATTCCGGGTTCTGCTGCTTGCCAGATTATATTTGGGTTTTCTACTCCAAGAGTATGCTGACCCGCCCTTAATCTTTCTTTTATTGCATCTATCAAATCATCAAACGCACTCATAGCATCTTCTGCATTTCGTTCTAGCGAGTGATGAAATACTTGTAGGGCAATTCCATAATCAACACGCTTCCAGCCTTTGCCTGCGCCACCTGAACTCATAGTATCTACTCCGCCAATAGCGATACGAGATTCTTGTTCATTTTCAATAAACACTACCGCAGCAGCACGATTGTTTTGCCCCGGAAATGAATTGACTTGAAAATTAATGCGTTTAGGAAACGAAGATAATGTTTGATTCAGCGTATCTATTTGAGCGCTTGATATCCAGTTCTGTACTGCTTGGCGAACAGTCGCTCTGGACATTATCTAATCCTGCGATAAGGTTTCAGTAAATCCATAGCCATAGCCATATCATTACCTATATTCTGTTCAAGGTTCGGTGTTCCGCTTGTATTAGGCATTGTACCAACAGACATAGTTAAACTTGAATCTCCGCGAACTTTTAGCATTGCAGTAGTAGCGAGAATAGTAGCCTCTTTAATTGCCGGTGGCAATGCTGAAATAGAAACCCCTGCGCTGTGTGAATATATCAACGCCTCTGTCAATGGCACTGTATTGCTACCAAATACATAATTACTAGCAACTGTAACATATTCAGAATACATGCCGTCGTAAATCTTCAAATCTTGTCCTGCTGTTATGCCAGTTCCGTCTTTTACTGTCAATGTGCTTTGTGTAGCAGTAGCCGTAACAATAGTTGTATTTGCGTAACCATTGACATAGGTATATTTCAAATAAACTAACATTCCTGATGTTTGAGGAAAACCGAACTGTAATGGACCTGCGCTTGTGTATAACGCACCCATGTTAGCGTAAGGAAAAATAATCTGTTGATTTTCAATCCATGCTACCGAACAGTCAGAAGCCTGATATAACTGCGTAGAGGGATTGCCATACCAAAAATCAGTTAAAGCGATTACTGG